CCAGCGTAAGCAACTATTCTCCGTATGCATCTAACGATAAGAGTTTGACGGAAGCTTTAATTGACCTGAAGTCAACCATGGCGGTAGGTACGATTTTTGCAGTCGCCGGTTTTGAGGCGTTGGCATTTGAAGACATCAATCAGGGGCAAGCATTATTTTCGAGGGCCAGTGACGGCAAAGTAGGTAGGGCTATTGCCAACGATACTTTTGATAAAGCTAATGTTGTTGGCATCGCACAAACGACAAAATTATCGGGCGAATTAGTACGGGTATTGATTGTTGGTTTGGCACCTGGAACAAGTTTATCTGCGGGAGCAATTTATTATTTATCTGCAGCAAGTGCAGGGGCTCTTGTGACATCACCACCATCTACTGCGGGGCATTTTGTTACGCGAATTGGTGAGGCTGCGTCTGCTTCAGAATTGATTGTTCAGTTAGAACCCCCAATCTTGTTATCGTGAACTGTATTGTTGGTAGGATGGTTACAACTGAAGGGCCAATCTTGAGGTTCTAGGGTATTTTCGTAGAGCTACAAAATGGCGACTAGAAAAGCAATTGCTCTGGTTAGCGGTTTATTTCAGGAGGTTAATACTCCAACAGATAAACTTGATTTTGCAGGTAACACTACAACTGATTTAAGCGAAGGCACTAATCAATATTTCACTCAATCCAGGGCACGTCAATCAATTTCTGTCACTGATTCCGGAGGTGATGGTTCTCTTTCATATAATAGTACTTCTGGCGTCATCACGTATACTGGACCCTCAGCTTCAGAGGTTCGGGCCCACCTCAGTGCAACCAACTCGGGCACCGGTTTTGGGAGTTTAGCTTACGATAATACGACTGGGGTTTTCACTTACACAGTTGTTACCGCTGCAAACATTCGTCAGCAGATCTCAGTTACTGATTCTGGGGGCGACGGATCTCTTTCTTACAATAATTCAACAGGTATAATTACCTACACTGGCCCATCCGCGAGTGAGGTTCGCTCTCATTTTAGCGTTGCAGGTGGTTCAGGATTAACTTTTAATAGCACTACCGGAGAATTTGGTACTAGCGCAATTCCAAATTCTCAGCTAGCAAACAGCACGATTACTTTTGGTAGCACTTCGGTGGCCCTTGGGACCACAGTAACGGCTCTTTCGCTAACAAGCTTGACAGCTAGTACTTTTTTAAATATTGGCGGTGGGGTCGGATCCGCAAATAGTATCAATATCGAGCCCGGATCAATCGTATTTGAAGGCACAACTGCGGATGCGTTTGAAACTCAACTCCAAGTTGTTGATCCTACTGCGGATCGGACTATAACCTTTCCCAATGCCACGGGTACTGTTGCATTACTGACGAGTCTGTCTGTCGCCGCAGGCTCTGGACTTACCTATGACAGCACTACAGGAGAATTTGGGACAAGTGCAATCCCAAATTCACAATTAGCTAACAGCTCAGTCACTGTGGGTTCGACGGCTATTGCTTTGGGTAGCAGCTCCACTACGTTGGCTGGCCTAACGTCTGTTACCTCAACCGGTATCACGACTAACGACAGTGGTTTCCGGATTCGCAATACAACGGACACCACTAAACAAATCGCTTTCAGCGCAGCTAGCATCAGCGCGGCTTCAACTCGAACGCTGACGGTCCCAGATTCAGATGGAACGCTTGTACTCGCCGGTATTGCCAATGCCTTTACTGGCGCAAATACCTTCACAAATGCTACAGGTCAGATTTTCCGTGTAGCAGCAACCAATGATGGAATTAAACTTGTTGGCCGTGCAGGAGGCAGCGGTGATTTCACTGTAGAGGTACAAACTGCCACACTCAGCGCGAATCGCACAGTTACTTTTCCAAACTTAACTGGTACTGTGCTGCTTGATACTTCATCTTTACCAGCAACCTTCTCTGATTCTGCGTTCCGGGTTCAAGACAATAGTGATGCGACGAAGCAATTAGCGTTTGAGTGCTCCGGCATCTCTACAGCAACAACTCGAACGATGACGGTTCCCAATGAGAATGGGACAATCTCCACTCAGGATTTTGCCACCGCAATCGCAATTGCATTAGGATAAGATTATGGCAACTCAAGTACAATTTCGGCGGGGTACATCAGCTGAGACCGCATCATTTACGGGGGCTTTAGGAGAAGTTACAGTTGATACTGTTAAACAAACGTGCGTAATTCACAATGCCTCTCAACCTGGTGGTTTTCCGCTTCTTCGAGAAGATGGAACTAACTCTGCATTTTCACTAGGGTCTTTAAGCAGCTGTGCTTTGAAATTTGCCTCGGACTCGAATACTGGTATTATTAGTCCAGGGGCAGATCAAATAGCCCTTGTCACAGGTGGTGTTGCTAGACTTACAATAGATTCATCTGGTTCAATCACCATCCCTGGAAATGTTTCAATCACTGGCGCTCTGACGGTGACGGGAACATTTACCTCAACGCAAAACCTTGCCCTAATTGTCGCTCTAAGCTGATATGGCCAATACTTTTAAGATTGATACCAAATCAAGTTTGGTTACAGATGCGACGAGTAGTTCTACTACAAATGTGCTGTCGGCTGGAGCTTCGGCTACACTCATTCTTTTAAGTGTTTTGGTCTCTAATAAAACTGGTTCAAGTGCAAACGTTGATTTATTTTTGGTGACAAACACTGGTGACGATATCTTTTTAATTCGTAATGCTCCAGTGCCTTCGGGCGGATCACTCGAGTTAATCAGTGGTAGTAAAGTCATCATGGAATCAAGCGATGTTTTACGTGCCCGAGCAGATACAGCTACTGCTTTAGATATCTCTGTAAGTTATCTTGAGCAGACACCGTAAGGAGATTAAGTTGTGGCATTAACCAAGACTGAGGTTTCTGTTTTAGCTGATAATGTATTCAGTAATACCGGCTCATCAAAAAACAGGTTGATGAATGGTGATTATTCAGTAGCGCAACGTGGAGCCAGTTTCACAAGCGCCGGTGGTGCAAATAATGACGATACTTACGTGCTTGATCGTTGGTATGTTTTAAGTGATGGTAATGATGTCATTGATGTTACGCAGGAGACATCAACTGTACCAACAAATCAGAAATTTGCAGTTGCTCTCGATGTCGAGACTGTAAACAAAAAGTTTGGTATTGCACAAATTATAGAAAATATTAATTGTATTGGCTTGATTGGGGGAAATGTCACTTTAAGTTTTAAGGCAAAAGTAAGTTCAACTACAAAACTCGATAATGTCAAAGCAGCTGTTGTTGCTTGGTCAGGCACCGCTGACGCTGTCACCAGCGATATCATTAGTGCATGGAATGTGGAGGGCACAAATCCTACTTTAATTGCAAATGCAACTTACGAAAATACGCCAACAAATCTTAATTTGACGACAAGTTATGCTACATATACAGTAACAGGTAACGTTGACACTGCAAGCACAAAAAATATCATTGTGTTTGTGTGGTCAGATGTTACCGATACAACATTAGGTGACTTTCTATTTATTACAGATGTACAGCTTGAATCTGGTACCGCCTCAACGCCTTATGAACGACGGAGTTTAGGCAATGAGTTGTCCCTGTGCCAAAGATATTACTATCGTTCTGTTGCAAATGTTTCGACTGGTAGATTTGGATCTTCTTTTAACACCACGACAACCGCAGGCTTGGCATTTGTCAATTATCCAGTTGTGATGCGATCATCGCCAACTGCTTTAGAGATATCTGGTGTTTTTTCTGATTATGCGGTGGCTCATCAAGCATCATCGACTGTATGCAGTGCTGTACCAACTTTTTCATCAGCTAATACGCAGGGTGCTGTTGTGGGTTTCACCGTGGCTTCTGGACTGACCGCTGGGGATGGTAGTCAATTCACAAGCGCATCAGGTGTTACAACAGCTTTTCTTGGATGGAGTGCTGAATTATGATTTATCAAGAACTTCCAAAACAGAATAATGGTGATCGTCAGATTTATGCACGCATTGATGATGATGGTATTTGCCGTTTGACTTGCACCTCTGACCACCTTGATTTTTTACGCTGGCTTGAAGAGGGTAACCTACCACTAGCTCCAGAGAAAAATGATAACCCCTGGGGCGTCATTCGTGATAGACGTGATCTTTTGCTTCGTAATAGCGATTGGACCATGACACCAGGGGCATCTATTGATCAATCACAATGGGCTGTTTATCGGCAGATACTTCGTGATCTTCCACAGACTTTTTCCCAATCCGGCCCTGAATCTATAATTTGGCCTACCGAACCATCTACAGCTGGCCCTAATACTGACACTGTAGAATAAATAATAATAGAGCTCAGAGAAG